TCGCATCTACCGCTTGCGCCACTGAATTTCCAAAGTAATAAATTAAATCATCAAAAGTGGTTTCTGTATCTTCCACGCTATCATGCAACCATGCTACCGCCACTATATCTTCCGTTGGCTCAACAAGGTTATTAACTACTGCCTGCAAGTGTCCAATATACGGCTTGCCTGCTTTATCCACTTGATTAGCGTGTATTGACCTTGCAAATAATTCTGCCATTGTTGATAAAGTCATTATTAGCTTCTCATAAATCTGATTGCATCACTTTCAGAGATAACACTGAAATCACTGAAACCACTTTCAAGTAGGCGCTCAGCCCATGAAATACCGCGCGAGACATCCCACTCTAATTTTTTTGGATTGAACACCGAAAACGACAATAAATCAGAAGGATTTCCTCTGATTAGTTTTTTCTGGTTTTCGCCTACATTTGCTAAGTAATATTGAAAACTCATTTTTTATCCTCAATAAGCTCAACACCTTCCGGTACTTTGATTTTACTACTTAGTTTACGCATTTCAAGTAATAACTTCTCTTTTTCATGAATTGATGTTTTTGGATCTCTGAATTTTTCATAGAGTTTATGCAATAACCCATTTTTCACATCAAAACTTTGCTGCGTATGATATTGCATTTCAAAAACATCACCATCTTCATTTTGGATAAATGTATTAACGCCTTTATATGCACTATCGTTCTTCCAAGTGTTTTTGACCACGATAGTTTTATATCCCTCGGTCGCCAACAAGTGCTGCATAGCCTTATAGCGAGTAACAAAATCATTTTCTTTGAAAACTGTTGTATACCTAATGGCATCACGAATTTTATTCAGTGAAAGCGACTTGGAAAATCCATCTGCAACCTCAGCTTCAATTTTTCTCTTTATTGAATACGGACTTTTTAGACGATTTTCTAAACCAACAAGTTTACCACCTGATTTTGTTGCGATATTGCTAATATCTGCCGTAATTGTCGGTTCTATTTTCTGTGATTTTTCAACAAGCTTTTCAACCGAAAGCGACAAATCCTCTTTAATTGATTCTGATGGCGCTTCTTGCTCGTTACTTGAAGCTTTAACCGAATCATCAAGCACAGGAATCGCTACACATCGACAATTAACATCATGACCAGGGTTACCAGTATCAGCGGGAGGATTGGTATATTCGAATATCTTCCCATCCTTTTCAGCATGGCTTGCACGCACACGCTCATCACCCGATGTTGACCACATATATTTTTTTATGCCCACTTCCTCATGGCGTGCTCGAGTTAATGCTGCATTTAATTTTGATGACTGGTCTCTAGCAATAAGCATTGCACGACTTTCTGCATCTTTCCCTAGTTTTTTGAGTTGTTCACCTAAGTCTTTATTCAATGCCCCCTGAACCATCGCTTGCATGACGGCATTTTGCACCTTATCAAGATATTGCGTGCGAATAGATTTGATTAATTGGATGTTACTTACCGTTAATTCGTTTACCCTTTCTACAACATTTGGGTTATTGCGTAAATAGGCGGATAAATCGATGCCAGTCTGATTTTTTAGATTGGTTGATACTTCAGCATGGTTTTGTGCATCACCTCGATTAACAAAGCCATTAGCGATATTTTCGGCCTGTGAAATGCGGTCTGATTTCTCGTACTTCTCTAATACTTTCATCAGCGCTTTTGCACTAATAGCCTGAAATCCTTTCGCATCATCCATAAAAAAAGAGCCTTGCGGTTGTTGCAGGGCTCTTTCTACATCATCGGTCATCGTTTTGACGAAATGCTTAAGCTGTTGTCTATACCAAAGCTCCGTTCTCTTGCTCATTTTCACTGGCTTGAACTTGCGTACTTTCGCCTTTTGGTTCTTCAAAATTTCTGGCAAGTTCATCAGCATTTTTCATTTCCTCAATGTCATCAGCCGAGATATTGGCAAATAAACCGCTTTCTCGCAATTCGTTAGCTACTTGCTGTTCTGTTACGATACCGTTCTGAATTAGTGTATTGGTTGCGGTTGCGAACGTGTTCAGCATATTGATTTGTTGCTCTTGCTTAACAACGGTTAAAGGTAAGAATTCAAACCACCAATCTTCAGGCTGGCCACCAAACAATTCACCACAAATTAGAGTATCAATAACTTCTAAAACAGGTCTTAATCTTGACTCTTGCAAGCGATGAATTGACTCATGGTAGTTTTGAATGTCCTCATCGCCACTCGCTAAACCAGAAACTGATTGACCGAATAAGATTGTAACTGGCATATCTGCCGCACCAGCTACCGCATTACGAAACTCAGTGATAAGGTCTTTTAATCCACCAAACGAGAGTTCTTTGCGGTCGTATTCGTTTTCTTTATCAAGCAATAAGCTGTTTGTCGATGACTTAATAGCCTGTACCGCACCGATTACGTTTGCCACTTCATTCTCAAAGCCACTCGAAATCTTGTCGGTCAACCCATCAATTTTGAAAATGTCAATCTTGCTTTCAAAAATAAGGTCGCCAACGTTAGCGGAAGCAATATCAAAGCGTTTTAAGGCATCAATAATCTTCTCTAAGTCTGAAATACCCCAAATGCTATTATCAGATAACGGAGCATCGTTAGCGTTCATAATCAATAGTCTTGAATGATGAACGATTAGAGGCTTGTCATCACCGCTGATTGAATAGGCTTTGTATTTACCGAAATTAGCATCGGTGATATTCGTTTCTCTTTCGCCTGCTGTGCTAATTTTCCACTTAGGTAATATGATTAATCGTTTTAGCTTTTCAGTCGGTCTTAATGGCGTATTTAAGTTTGTTGCATCGGTGACAATTAATAAACCAACCGAACCATAAAGACTTGACCACTGCAACGCCTTAGTTAGCGTTTCACGAAGTTTAATTCTTCGCTCGTATTTGGTGAAAGCATCTAACTGCTCCGAATCAAGGTCGTTAGAGAAAACATCTCGCCACGCTCTTGTCATATCTTCTGGGCGTTTGATGCAAATTTTATTTGCAATCCAGTTCTCTCGCCATAAGGCTTCTAATTCGTCACGCTTCTCAGTTAGCATTGAGCTAGCGACATAATTAGTCTGCTCTTGCTTTAATCCAAGCTTTAACGCTAACGATGCTATTCCGTCAAAAAATTTCATATCTATAAATCCAATAATGATTTTGGTTTTGTTGGTGCGTAACACATCACTAACGCATCAGCCATATTTGGTGACGGTATGCCACGTTTTCGCATATCCTTTTTACTCTCGACTTTAACCCGTCCATTGTTATCATAATCAACTCTAGGGCGAGATAATTCAGCCTTAAGATATTCAAGCTCCTTGATATTGCTTGATAGGCTTATTAATTCATCATCAGGATAAACATCACCGTGTTTGATTGCTCGATATGTTTTATAAAATCTATCTCGCAATGACCACCAAGCCTGTGCTTTGATATTTGAGAACATATCTTGGTTCTTTTTACCTTTGATATATTCACGCTCTGGATAAGCCACAGAACCACCGGCATTAAATCCCTCAACCTGAATGGTTTTAGGCAAACGTTTGAAGTGAGCTTTTACACCAGCACCAACCCCGATACTATCGAAGATAATCAAATCAGCACCGAAATTAACCGCACTTTGATTTGTTCTATTGGCGGAATCAATGACATCGCCATTTTTCCAAACATCAACATCAAGAACGACTGAACCGTGTGTAAATGCGTTAGCGTTACTATCAACGCCCTCATCCGCAACGTCAAAGCCGACTTTCTTCAATCCTTTTCCAGTAAACCCGAGTTTAATATGAGCATCTACTGCCGCATCAATCCATGCAGGCTTAATAATCGCCATATCTGAATCAGCTACTGGCTCACCCTCATAAACGTGTCTGTAAAGCTCGTAGTCACGTTCTCGCATCTGCTCCATATCTTCCATTAGCTCTTTCGGAAAATACGGGTTATCTTGCCAATTAACCAACACAGAGGAGCATCTTTCTGGCGGATTAATCACAAATCGTTGATAGGTGTCATCTAAAATGTTTTTAGGGTTGAAACTCACAATAATCTGTGACTTATCTTCTCGAATAGTCGGAATTAATACATCCCAGCTTTCTTTTGATACGTTTTCGCCCTCTTCCACCCAAACAACATCAATACCTGTCATTGATTTGATTGAGGTGATATTGGTTTTTAACCCTGCGAATGTAAATCTTGAACCATTTTGACCGATGATTTGAGTTTTCTGCACCTCGAAGAAGTTTTGCAGCTCTAAACTCTCTATCTGATCAATCAACATCTGAATAACAGAATCAGATATGGATTTTTGAATTTCACGACAACAAAGCACTCGTGTCGGATTGTGATAAGCTCTAATAATTAACGCTCTTGCTATATTGAAACTCTTACCAGAACCACGACCACCGTAGAAGATAATGAAACGCCATATATCTTCAAAAAGCGGTCTAAACTTTGTCGGAAATTTAATATCAATGCTCATCGCTAAATGTCACATTGATTACTGTTGGCAGTGGTTTGTCGCCAGTGGTTACATCTAATTTATCCTTGAACATGCCCAAGTGTTTGCCAAGCAACTCTAAGGCCTTATTCACACTAGATGGCTCATAGACAAATTGAGCAACATCATCACCAACAAACTCACCATCTTCTGACTTTCTTGTTTGAGTGATGACTACCTGTTTAGTGCCAGATGACTTCTCAATGTTTTCAATCAACATACGAATAACATCATCTTGAGTTATTTGCACTCGGCTTGAGCGGTTTGATTGAGCTTCTTCAATAGCTCGCTTTATTTCAGGTTTCTTCAGGTTTTCTTCGCCTATTGAATACGCTGTTTTTTCGCTATATCCAGCTCTAATTGCTGCCTGAGTTGCATTAAGGTCAACAAGGTATTCTTCGATAAACCGTTTTTGTTTATCAGTTAATTTCACCACGCCTTTAGACGTGGATTTCTCTTTCACGTCTGACATAGGGAAATCCTTTATATTTTTTTAGTTTAGGCCAATCACTTCTACTGCATCTAGTGGGCTTTCATCGTCAGCATAAAATGTACCATTGGCATTATGCCAGTGACTAAATGGCGGTTCTTCCGTTTCAGTCTTTTCTACTAATAACCATTTGCCGAATTGTGTTTCATAAACTACATCACATAATGTTCCATTACGGAGTTTTACAATGTTTCCAACTTCCATTATTTACCTGCCTTACTGTTCTCAATCCACTTGTTAATGTTTGTTATTTGACTAGCACACATATCTCTTTCCGCTATCACAGTGATTAGATGCTCTACTGCTTCACCGTATGTGTTACCCATGAATGGAGTTTTTACACAAGGCACCAAGAAAGCTTGTGGCGGATAAATGTATTCCGTCTTTGTAGTAACCTTATTAGTGCAACCGCTCAATAGCATCGTCATAGATGCGAGTGTTATAACAAGGCTGTGATTTAATAATCTTTCTAACCACTTGGATTTTATCTTGTGCTGCTTGTTTGATTTCATCGTGGATTACTCTCTGTTGTTCTACGGCTTGACGTTCTACTTCAATCGTATCTTTCAATGATTGATTAACCTTTTCTTGTTCTGCGATAAGGTTAGCCTGTGTTTGGTTTTTGGCTTTTAAGTCATTTATAGTTCCGTGTTGAAACCAAATCCAACCGCACAGGCTAACTGCTACCGCTAGAAAAATCAGAATTAACTTATTCATATCAATCCACCATTAACGCACGGAATAATCGACAGCGGTCATCTAATCCGTTTGTACCGCCGTTAATTCGGATTGTTACCTTTTGAACAGAATCAAGTGACGCAAGCTCATTAAATATCCAGTACCACACCGCAGCCTTAACAGCTAATTCTAGATTGTTTGATACTTCTTTCGGGCTGATTGTTTCGCCCAACCAACGAGCAAAACGGATATAGTTATCTTTGCCAGTGATTTGAATTAAACCACGACCACGATAATTCCAACCGTCCATCGTTTCTTCTGGCCCATTACCAAGTCGATTAGCATATACTCGGCTTGCAATCTTTTCTGGTTTACGCTCATACTGACGAGCGACATTAGGATTAGGGAAATACTTACGGAAAACTCTCATTAATCCATCAGCTGAATAATTTAGATTTTCGCTTAATGTTGTGAACCCTGCTGTTTCGTGTCCGCATTGAGCAAGAAACATCGCTTGTTGTTGCTTATTGAAACAACCTGCTAACTCAATGTGTTTATCAATCGCTTGATACATTCCATTAATTGCTCTTGGGAAAACTCTATTGAATACCGTTTCGGAAATTAACATTTTATCGTCCTCTACCCTTGCCATTGTTTCGACCTTTGTCGTCACGGTCGACCTTATCTTTCTCAAAGCCTAGCGATTGATATTCACTGTGAGCGTCTTGCTCGATTTCGTGTTCATAATCACTCACTAGGTTTTTAATTTGTGTAATCCGACTGTTACAAATCTTTAATTGGTCTGTTACCTTTACAGCGTAAACAGCAACGTCAGAAGATTTTTCACCATTTAATGTTGGTTTAGGACAAGTCACTAAAAGATTGTCTGGAATGGTTACTCGGATAATCTTAATCTTCTCAACTGGCTTACTCGGATTTAAGCAGCCTGTCGATAACAGCACGACTAACACCATCGCTACGAACACATTTACTTGAAAGAACAATCTTACTAATCCCATCCAGCTTATCTTCATTTCGCTTACGCTCCTTTGCTTGTTCTTTAAGCAAGAATTCAATTCTGTCATTTCTGTCGCTTACCATATCCCGAAGAGCATCAATCCGTTTCGTTCGCTCTTCTGCTAACTGTACTGTCTGGTCGTACTTATCCTGTAACAGCTCCAAACTCTTGTTCTGGCTATAAATCTGCACCGACAAACCTATACAGCCTGCGAATAAGAAACAGGCAAATACTCTATCGAGTGCAATTCCTAATCTTGCGGCTCTTTCTCTACCCATTCCATTTTCCTCTTGGTCTCATATCATCATCTTGGTTTTCCGTGCCATCGATTAAAATATCTTCCTCGTTGTCATTAGTTGGAATTTCGTCATCGTAACGAATTGAGTGTTTTCTGCTTGTTTCTCTTTCAATGTCTTTCATTGAGTAGTTAGGATTTAAATCATCAACCGAACCACCGATTTGACGGAAGAAAACTCTAAGCAAACCCCATAAAGCAGGGACTCCAAAATACCCAAACGCTCCAGCGATTGAGATAATCATTAAAGTGTCGATACTTTGAGACATTAAGAAAAACGCTACAACCATTCCACTGAAAGCCCCTACTAGAAAGCTAGAGACTACGGAAGATACTTTTACAGGCGAGCCTGCTGATTGTGTTGCGGTGATATACTTAACCACACCGCCTAAACCTGAAAATGCGAGAGAAATAACCGTTGCTATGATGTCAATGCCATTGTTAGGCGATCCGTTATCTTGCATTGGTTACTCATAAATTTCGTGCAATAAAAAACCCCGACCGTTTCCGATCAGGGTGTTGTTGAATTTATTTCGGTGTTCGATACTTACACTACGACCACCGTATATGAATATGATAGGACAAGTTGACAAGTATGTCAATATATAAATCGAATTTTTTTAATATTTTTTCTTTTCTCGCTCTCTATTGCTAATTTAACTTCAATCTTGATTAGAATGTCGTAGATAATCGCTTTCATTAAGGCTAAATCTTTTTCCACTCTACGCTTACAGGTTTTTAGGCAAGGAATTCTAATGTCTCGTTTACCATTGCAAGGCTGCATATATTGAGGTTCTTCACGCTCTCTTAACTTCACTGCAATCTTGTTTGATGTTGATTTGTGAACGTAATACGAGAAAAGAATAAAATGCATCCGCTCATCGTATTTCTTGAAGAACATTTCAATCTGTTCACTAATCATCATTCCTAACTCATCATCGCAAATTGCACTGCTTGGCTCATCTCTAGGCTCTACGCTTTTCATAAGCTTATAGAGAATGTTTAGCTCTGGTTTATCCAATCTTCCGCTGTTAATCCAGCCACCCCAAGAATACATTCTGTTATCAACGAATTGCACTTGGTCATAATCTAGTTCTGGTAGTTCGCTGAATTTATTCATTCTCTAGTTCCTTAATTTTCGCTCTGTAAACATTGATTAATTCTTTAAGCTCGGATATTTCCCATTTCTTAATTCGATGTTGATTTTCTTCTAACCACTGAACTTCTTGTTCGCCAATCTTCTCAACTAGTCTTGGTCTATATCCGTGTATATTTCCGCCGCCTACAAAGAGATTGCATCTAATACAGCCAGAATGAATGTTTCTCTCGTCAAATCTTAGGAATGAACTTCTGCCTTGTGGAATAAAGTGTGAGGCTTGAAAACTAGGTTTCCATACTGCACCGCAAGCAATACAAGGCTGACCCTTGTCTCTTAATCGGATAAACTTATTCACTTCTTTTTGGAGTGCTTTCAGCCAATGACCTCTATCGTTTTCTAGTAGTTTTTTTTTCCGCTCTTTTAATTGAGCTTTTTCTGCTTTCTCTCGTTTCTTTTTTGCTTGCTCTTTTGAAAGGATAATCGCACATTTAGGCGAGCATACCTTTTGCATTGAGCTTATTGTTTTGACAAAGTAACAACCGCATACTTTGCATTTGGTTTCCTTAGGTTTACTCATATCTACCACCATTTACCAGTGATTAAGATTGTCCCTATAACAACACAGGCATAAGCTATAATTAAAATCTTCAACTCTTTCTCATTCATCGTCCGCACCCTCAATAAAACAAATAATCACAAACACAACCACGAAAAGAACTACTGCCAAGGCTATTTCTTCTCTCATTTAAAATCTCCACGCATCGTTAAACTTAACACCATTCTCAACGCCCCATGCGGTTGTGTATTCGATAAGACTTGCCAATCGCTTTACGCTCATTTGAGCTGTGCTTTCTCGTAGATTAATTACTTCACCCTCTAATCCAATTACCATTTCAGCCTGCCCACCTGTTGCGATTTTGTGAGCCGATACCATAATCATTTTCCAAGTGTCGATATCTCTTTTCTTCCCGTTAAATTCGCACTGTTTGGATATATCGCTTAGTAGTGCGTGTAATTTACTGTTCTGTTCAAGTGAGCGTGTCATTGGTTGGATTTTTACCACCAACGGTTTTTTGTCGTCCGTTGGCAGTTCTTTGATGAATTCGATGCAATTCAACCGCACTTGGTTTGAGCGTAGAAAGAATTGTTTCTTGTCCATTACTGAATCGCCCCTTTACCATAACTTTTCGCATAGCTTTTCGGTGCTTGTTGCGGTTTTTCGTTTAAATCTTGATAGGCTTTTGCTTGGTCGCAGTCAACAAAATGACCTTTGTCAAATCTCATATAGGCAGTGCCTAATTCGCCAAAGCGGTTTTTGGTGATAATTGCCTCTGAATACGGATTATCTGTATTAGCCTTGTATGCACCCTCACGGTAAAGCATAATGATTTGGCTGGCGTCTTGCTCGATTGAGCCTGAATCTCTTAAATCAGAGTTTGCTGGGCGTTTAACTGCTCGACTATCCACTTCACGATTGAGCTGACAAAGTAAAATAATCGGGATATTAAAATTCTTGCTAAATGTTTTGAGCTTGCTCATTGAGTTTGCGATAGCTTGGGTTAAGTTGATGTTATTTGCTTGTTTGTGATCCATTAAGCCTAAATAATCAATCACGATTGCGGATAGACTGCCTACTTCGCTCAAGTGTCTTTCTGTAATCGCACAAATTTCATCTGCTGATAAACCGCCACGGTCAACGAAATAGATTTTTTGCTCACGAATATCACTGATTGCATTGGTTAAACGGTTGTAATCTAAATCATCTAAATCTTGAGGATTACGGAGTTTTTTAACACCAACACCACCAGTCGCACTTAGTAAGCGGTCAATTAATTGGAAATTTCCCATTTCAAGGCTGAAAAATAATACTGAACCGTTGTTCTTAGTGATGTTTCGTGTAAGCGTTAGGCTGAATTCTGTTTTGCCTGTACCAGGACGACCTGCAACCACTACGATGTCAGTAGAATTGATGCCGCCTAGAATGTTATCCACCGCCTCAATACCTGTGTAAAGTAAACGCTCTTTAAAATCGCTTTGTGAACGTTTTTCCAGTACATCAATGTAAGAATCCATCAATTCACCCATTGCCACAGGTTTAATCTCTGTTTTGCTGACAAGGAGTTTTTGAATTTGATTTAACGCTTTTTGAGTTAATTCATTCACCTGGCTTTCATTGCGAGCTTGTGACATTTCGCCAGCAAGTTTAAGCATAGTTTGTTGAGCTGAACGATTTACCCAAGAAGAATGGATTTTTTTCGCATAACCTAAAAGATTTCCGCCATAAGTCGCTTTATTTGCCATTTCCGCTAACGTTGCTAGGTTTTCGCCATAGTCTTGAGATAACAGCAAGAAGTCGATTAAATCGTGTTTACGAGCTTGTTTACGAATGTTTGCGTATAAAGCACCTAGATTGTATGTTGCGAACATTTCAGGCTCTAACCAACTAATCACTTCACGAGCTTGAGCGGTTAATCCTGTCGCTAGCATTGAGCTGATTAGTCCGTATTCTAGGTTGTAGTTATTATCTTGCGTTACCATTACCAATTCCCCTCTAAAACTTTATCCAGTGTTGTCTCTCTCAAGATGTATTCAAAATCTGCTTTCCAGCCTCGATTGTTTTCACCAAAGTAGAAATTCGTGGCGGACTTTAAGAAGTCTTTGAAATATTCACCAAGCGCGGACTCTACATCAGACTCAATTTCAAATCGTTTAATAAACACTTGAGCAAGCTTTTTAATCGCTTTCTTGCGCTTATCACTTAACTGTGATGGATTAGCGATTAGTGGTAGATTTGAATCTAATTCTTTCACCAAGGCATTGTATGTTTCTGCTACTGCTGAATAATTAACCTTGATTGAATTTTGTTTTTTGCCAGTGTGCGGCTTGTCCGCACCACCGACTTCCGTATGCTCTGCGTTAGCAGATTCCCCGTAAGGGGATAAAGGGGTTATATTTTGTATATTGTTTTTAATATTGTTTATTGTGTGTGAACTTTTTTCACTAGTGACTGGTGAACTTTTTTCACTAGTCGATGGAAAATTTTTCACTAGTGAACTTTTTTCACTAGTCGAAGGTTTATAAGTTTTGATTGAGTAAATTCCAGTGTTTCTATCGCCTGATTTGCGTTCTAAAATTTCGCGCTCTACAAGACTCTCACAAGCTGCAATTACTGCTTTATTGCTCAACCCTGTAACTTTCATAAATTTACTGACAGAAATAGCATCTTCTTCTTTGTTCCAGCCTTTAGTTTTGCGTAATACACACAAGTAACATTTCAATTCTGAATGTGACAATTCTGGAAGTAACTCATCAATGATTGAGTTAGGGAAAATAAACCCTCTTACATTTTGGTCGATCATTGCATTAACTCCGAAGCATAACGAGATGCGATATATTCAATTCCTTTGCTTGTAACTCGTGTTTGAGTGTAATTGTGTCCGTACTCTGTTGTGCCAGTTTTTACATCAAATAAGCCTTTAACGTGGTATTTTTGGTAAGGCAGTAAGTTTCCAGATTGTCTGAATAAAAGCCCGTCACCAACTAGGCAATCAATCATCGCTCTTTCTGGAACTCTTAGGATTTTGGCAGTTTCACGAAGTGATTTTGTTGTGCCGACTTCAACGTATTTTTGAACAAATTCGATTTTAGGCTGCGCATCAATTAGTTTTTGCTCCGCTAACTCACGTTTTTCATATTCTTCAGCCCAAGCTCTTGCGGATTCGGCTGGATTAGTGAAATCTGGTAACGCAATTCTTGATTCTTGAATTTGTTTTTTAGCAACCTTTTCCATTTCGATGAAATATTGGCGTGCTTGTCTGCCTTTTTCGTTTCGCTCAACCATTGAAAGCTCTTTTGCCATATCGATTGAAAGGTAGATTTCTTTAAGTGGACGACCGCCAAAATGGTTTTTCTCATTTTTGAGTAAAACTACAAAATCAACATCTTCAACAAAATCGTATTCAGAAATTCTTCTTTGAATCCAGTCTGAAAATTTAGTTGATACCTCTAGGAAAGAATGTAATTCTCTAGCATTAACAGTTTTAACTGTTTCGTTTGAGATTTTATTGTTGCTAATTTCGATTAGATTTGTCATAATAGCCTCGTATTTGTATTGATTTAGATTTACTTATACCTAGCCCTTGTTACAGCAGGGGCTTTTTTATCGCCTAATTTCTGGTAAATACCTGTTTGATTGCTTTGCTTGGAATGATTTCCCAAGGCTTAACCTCAAACTCTGTTGCAAGCACGATAAGTGCTAATTTTTCCGCTGATGGTTGAGTTTTATTGTTCAACCAATAAGAAACCGCCATTTGCGTAACACCGCATTTTTTAGCAAGCTCTTTCTGCCCATTGCATTTTTTGATAGCTTTTAAAATTCCTTTATTCATAATAAACCTTGCTTTATTAAACTTTACAGGTATGATAAACGAAACTTTATTGAATGTAAAGTTTTATTTTCTTGTCTTTATAAAGAAAACTTTTACAATCTATCTTGAGGTGAACTTATGAACACACTAGATACACTAGGCAAACGAATTGCCTACGTTATGGATTTAAAAGGAATTTCAAGACAGCTTATGGCTGAAAGATTAGCCACTTCAACAATGGCTATTGGAAATATTATTAATGACAAGGTGTTAAAACCGCGCAACCTCACAGAAATTGCCGAATTGCTTGGTGTTGATTACAAATGGCTTAGAGATGGAGGAAATTTTGAAGATGCTGTTATGGCAGATTCAAATACAATCCAATCAGATCTACAAGGCGATCTAATCAGTAGTGAATTCGGTTCTTTGCATAAACATAGAATAGATTATTACGATGTGAGAGCAGCAGCAGGATTAACAGGCTTTGAAAATTCTGATTACCCTGAAATTATTTCAAGCCTATATTTAACAGACGAGGGAATGGCTCAATTAGTCGGCAAAAAGTCATCTGACGGAATTTGCCTTGTGAATGTACCAACCGATAGCATGGAGCCGACCATAAGAAAAGGCGATATTGTGTTTTTAGACACAAAAGTAAATGCTTATAGTGGCGATGGTATTTATGCTTTTGCGATTGACGGTGCATTGTTCATTAAACGAATTCAAAAGATGATCGGAGGCGGTTATCGTATGATTTCGGACAATGAAATATATCCACCAGAACAGATAAGCGATGATGTGTGTGAAAACGCTAAATTCATTGGTAGATTTATCCGCACTATCCATATTGAGGCAGTAAATTTATAGCTGCGATAAACATAAAAGGAAATAAATTTATAAGGCATGGAAGCTTTTATTTAAGTGTTTAGAGAAAATGGATCTATTGTAGATGAATGAGGAATTAAACATGAATATTCTTGGAATAAGAGTAACACCTAAAAAAATATATTTTTCAATCTTTGATAAGCATAATAATGAATTTAAAACTATAGAAGTTATTGTTGTTCCACAATCACTTATTATGCCTGAAAAATTAAAATATATCCGAAATAATATCTTTGATCTTTTACGAGAATATAATGTTCAACGAGCAGGCATAAAAATTACGGAAGGCAACGCACAAGCAATGAATATCGATCGACTTTATATTGAAGGCGTTATTCAAGAAACTTTTGCTAGTAGCAAAATAGAGTCGTATAAAACGCTAATGCTGGCAGGAATAGCAAGTAAACTACAAACAAGCGCCAAAGAGTTAAAGAAATTCATCGAAAAACAAGATAACCAAACAGAAATACAAATGAATGTGACTGACTGCGTTAAAGAAGAAATAGAATCAATGCTCGTTGCAATGGCGGTGGCACAATGACAATGGAAAAGATTTATTCTCCAGCATTAGTATCATTTCACAAAGAGCAAGAAATTGGTCAAGAGGGGAAAAACTCAAAGGTCTATCTCGCTCATGATGAATATATGGATGCGCAAATCGTTGTGAAAGAAGTAACAACAAAAAATAACGCTGAAAATATAAATAAACTCCTAAAAGAAGCACAAATACTTTATGCGAGCAGTCATCCAAACATTGTACAAATTCAATATGCATGCAAGGATCAGAAAAATATTTATATTGCAATGCCCTACTATAAAAATGGCTCGCTAAAGTCTTTAATGTCCCAACGCTTTTTGACTGCACGAGAAATTATACGATATGCGATACAATTTATTAGTGGAGTTGCACACATTCACTCAAAAGGGCTACTACATTTAGATATTAAGCCGGATAATATTCTGTTATCTGATAATAATGAGGCTTTATTATCGGATTTTGGTCTAGCGGATTACACAGATAAAAATGGCTGGTATAAAGTAACTTATCATTACGTCAAACACACCGCCCCTGAGATTCACCAAGATAAAGGTTCAGGATTAGGCTGGGCCACCGTTCAATTTGATATTTTCCAAATTGGATTAACGCTTTATAGGATGTGCGCTGGCGACTCTGCATTTAATTCTCAATTTGAGAAAGCCTGTAACTCAAAGGGTGGATTTATAAATGCATTAGAAAACAAAAAATTTCCAACAAGAGACATTATTTTGCCCCATATCCCAGAAGCATTGATGAAAATAGTTTGTAAATGTCTAGAAGTTGATGTAAAAATGCGCTATTCTAACGTCAGAGATATTCTAAATGATTTAGCTAAAATTGACTTTGTAGGTTTAGATTGGCAATACACGGCAACATCAACAGGACACCAATGGTGCTGCGAAGATGAGAAAGGATTTCAATATACTGTATCAACCAATACGCAAAGCCATAAAGAATACCGGGTAACTAAAAACAAGCGTAAATATACGCCAATGTCTCAAAAAATCAGAGATTTCTTACTTAAATTAAAATGAAAATAGCAATAAAAGTAGATCGTAAAAAATTCCAATCAAGAAGTTCTCTTGTTGCACCTAAAAAGAATGAGCCAACGGCAGGATTAAAGCAAAAAGCTCAAAAAATAATAGGCTATAAACAAGAAGGGAGTTACTTTGTTGCCATAACACAAAACGATAACTAACCAAAACCGCCATCAAGGCGGTTTTCTTTTATGAGTTAAAGCACTTAATTAAATCCTCAAGCACTGCTCTCTCCTCTTTGTTTGCAATTACAACCTCCAGCCTATCATCTACTCTAGATACGATCTCATCAATACCTAAATCATTAATCAAGTCGCAATTTAACGAGATTAACCACAACTTAAACTTTTCTTTCATAGCATACCTCCTTTCCTCATTAATCATACCTTAATCAAAAGTGCGGTCTATTTTGGCTACTAAATTTTGCGATACAGATCGCAAAAACGATAAAAAGCCGAGGAAAAATCGCCTTACAACCAAAAAAACAACACCAAACCGATCAAAAATTAGCCAACCAGTAAAAATTCCTCAAGATTTCTTTCTGTTTAAAATCAATATTTTATAAAGTTTGCTTTATTTTATAGTTCAAAAAATAAGCAATCAATCAATTTTTCTTTAAATAAAACTTTACATCAAATAAAGAAATATTTATACTACACCCATCAAAACGAGATACACATAAACAAATATCTCGATGCTCTTTAAAAATCAGATTACAAGAAGTTTGCTCATAACGGCATTATGCGGTCGTGTAGATTAAAAGCCCTACCCTACATAATGAGAGTAAACGGAATACCCACTGAAAGATGAGGCCAGTGAAAAACTGACAGTTACAGAAAGTCTAGTCGCAGTGGGGAAATATCTCAAAGCACATTTGAAGTACAGAGACACAACGGCACGTGAAACCGTTGCGAATGATAGAGATAAGTGTGCTTTGAAATGGCTCTTTGTTTAGCTAGTTGTGGAAACTGGCACGGTACAAAACACGGTAGTGCTATGAAAAATAACACGGGTTCAAATCCCAAAAGAGCCTCCATCTAAAGCCGCTTTCAAATAGCGAATTAAACCTCAATCTTCTTGAATAACTGATTGAAACGTTGAGAGCGGCTCTAGCTGGAAACAGCGTTTTTCATAATAAAAAATACCTTATTATATTGGTTAGTACCCCTAGATGCTTTTATTAGGATGGGCTCTAGGGGATTTTTTTAAGACTGAATAATCTGTTTGACAACCATAATTTCTTATACTACTATTCGCCTCAAGGTGTCGAAACCTAAAACTCAAGGCGGATAGTTCAACTGATCGCCACAAAGGCGATTTTTTTATATCCGTAATCCTGACTATGTCGGGAGGGCGACTAATACAATACCTTCGGGAAATAAGTCCAGCCCTTTCCTTGAGCGGGTTTTCGAACCTCCCGACGCCACTGTCGAAAGTGGCTTGTTTTAAACAAATACTCAAGGATTACAATATGTCAAATCTTACTATCTTCAATTTTGAAAACACTCCTATTCAAACCATCGTAGAAAACAACGAAATCTTTTTTAGAGCAGCTCAGCTTGCAGAGTTATTGCAATATAAAAATCCACATAAAGCGATTAAAGATCACGTAGATTTTGACGACCTAACGAAACGTGAGATCGTGAATACTATCAATAAACGTGCTCAAGTTCTCTTCGTGAATGAAAGCGGAATGTATTCATTAGTCTTGAGCTCAAAATTAGAGCAAGCTAAAAAAGTAAAACGTTGGATAACTAAAGAAGTTTTGCCGCAGATTCGTAAAACAGGAAAATATCAACTTCAACCACAACAACTTGCCTTGCCAGAACCTGAGAAATTCACCTTTGAATTTACCGAATATGAACTCCAACAGCTTGCTTGGTTATGGTTCGCTTTCAAACGTGGCGTAGGTACATTCCAACATATTGAGAGAGCCTTCAACGTTTTAGGCTCAAATATGAGTTCACAAATCTACGGACAGGCTTACGAATATTTAAGCGTGCTACGCTCTACCAATCAAATTTTAAACCGCATCACAA